TCCGCAAAAATGCCATGCCAACGCTGGACAGGTTCGACGTCGAGATGCTCGTCTGACTGGTGGACAGTGTGAGCGTCTGGGACTGCAGCCCGATCGCTGCCATCGACGCCGTGACGCCGTTCACCGACACTTGGTTCGACAGATTTCCTTTGTCGACCTTCAGCGTCATGCTGTACGAAATGTCTGCCATTGAGTTGCTCCTTTACAAATCCAAGACAATTCCCATCTTTTCGGCCATGTCCTTGATACCAGTGGCCACCTCCTTGAGCGTCTCGTTCTGCCTTTGGAGTTCTGCCAGATTCTGATCACGAGACGAGTCGTCTCCGCGAAGCAGACGGTTCAGTTCTGCTTGTCCCTCGACGGTTGACGCGTCTGTGGCGCGAAGCGCCGCGCGAGACGGCCCCTGAAGAATGGCCGTCTGGACTGCATCGGCCATCGAGAAGATGCCGGGAGCGGCGGCGCGCATCCTCTCGTCTGCAAAACGCTTGACTGCCTCTTCCTGCTGCGCCTTGGCTTCGTCGATTCGCGACCTGTCAGGCAGGCCGCCGCCGGCGTCGATAATTTCTTGCGTTATTTCGTCAAATCTGCGGCCGATGTCTGCAATGCCCTGCCGCGCGTCTTGCGCGGCCCTCTGCGCCGGAGACTGCATCAACTCCCGGCCGCGATCCGCCGAGGCATTGAGTTCGGCGAGGAGAGTCGACGAGTCGCGGGCGGACGCCACGCGAGAGTCCTGCTCGATCAATTGCTGCTCAAGTCGCGCGCGCTCTTCAACGAGTCTCTCGCGCCCCTGCTGATCCAAAACGCCGGTCGTCGCCAGTGCGCTGTTGATCTCATTGACGCGCTCCAGCGAGCGGGCCGTTTCTGCGCCGGCCGTGTTGACGATTGATGCGTACTCTTCGATTGCCTGATCTACGACGTTCCAGTCAATTCTTTCTAGCCCAAGTTGATCTGAGGATTGCCGGATTACATCAAACTCGCGCTGAAGCGCATCTGCGAGTCCTTTGTTGCCAGCGGCCGTCGCGGCGGCGATGTCTTCCTCAAAGGTTTTGGAGTCAGGAAGCCCAGCACTGGCGGCGATATTCAAGAATGCGTCTTGAGCGTTTTTAGCCCTCTGCGCCGCCTCTGACCTCTGCCGTGCTGGTCCAGCCTGCGACGCCTGCTGGCTGAACCGCTCGCGGGCGGCAGCGACCTCCTGCTCAACGCGGGCATTCGCAGCCTGCTGCTCCTGCAACTGCGTGTCGGCGATCCGGCGATCAAGTTGAGTCTGCGGCGTGCTTAGACCAAGGTCCGCGCGGCGCGATTGATCGGCGGCCGTCTGGGCCTGCTGAAGATTGGCCTGGGCCTCCTGGCGTGCGCGGTCGAGGACTTCGGCGAACCTTTCGAGCGCGGACGCCGCAGTCTCCGCTGACGTAGCGGCGGCCACGAGGGCGTCCTTCTGCGCTCGCAGCGGGCCAAGTTGCTCCTCAATTGCCCTGGCGGCCTCTGGCGTATCTGCGGACGAAAATCTTTCCACAAGCCTTGCGATCTCTTCGCCAATTCCTTGCGCTGCGACCGCAAGCCCGCCAGAGCCTAACTTCGACGCCCTGTTCTGTATGTTTTCGACTTCATCGGAAAGACGCAGGGCGCCTTCCGAGAACCTGTCAGCGATTTGCTGAACCTCTGGCGCGAGGGAGGCCGCTAGCCTTCTGATAGATACAGACACGCTGTCGATTGCGTCGTCGATAGGCTTGGTGTCAATCCCCATCCCGCTATCAATTTGAGACTGACGAAGCGACCGCTCCTGCTCAAGAACGGACATGACTTCGCGCAGTTGAGCGATTTGCTCTTGCGCGGTCTGCCCTGCGCCAGATGCGCGGCGCTGATCTAGCCGCTTTCTCCTGGACTCAAGGTCTTTCTCAAGCGTTGCGATATCTTCGCCCGCTGGAGCATCTATTCCGAGGTCTCGCCGGAGTTTAGCGCGGTTAAGCCTTGCCTCGACACCCTGGAATGACGCCTCCTCTGCGGCGACTAGGTCAGCGCCAATGGATTCCCTCGTCGGGCGGGCCACGCCCCTCGCAATCGCAGCCTGCTCCCTGCGGCGAGTGCTGTCGATCTGGCTCTGCAACCTGATTCGCTGCTCAAGGTCTGACTCTTTCTCAAGCCGCGACTCAAGTATCCCTCGCTGTGCGCGGAGCCTCGCGACATCGGGCGACAGAATCGTTGTCTCGGCGTTGTTTCTTTCCTCGGCCCTGCGGCGAAGTTCCTTCACCCGGTCTCCGATCTCGATGTTCTTTTTTCCGGACTCCGTTGCAGTTGATTTGGCTATTTCAGACGACAGGTTTCTGTAGGCTTCAGCAAGTGACTCGACTGCCGACTTCTGCCGTGAAACTGCCTCGTTCAGCGATTTTGTTCTCTGCTCTGCTTCGTCTTGCGCGAAAGCGTACTTGAGAAACGCAGTTACAACTTGGCCGCCAACCACTGTCGCTAGACCAATGAAAAGTCCGGTCGTTGCCGACAGGCCAGGGATCAGGCCGGACTGCCCAAGAAGGAGACCGAGTTGAGTGATATTGTTGCCGACAGCCCGCAACTTGTATTCAAGCGGGCCAGTCGCCGACATCAGGTCGTCAATGGCAAAAAGCCCCTGCTGCAGCGCCAGTTGGGCGACCGCAGCGCCTCGCACTGAAAGCGATCCGGCTGTATTCCTAGACCGAGTCATCGCGGCTTCGATTTGCTGCGTGCTAAAGTTTTCGCCGCTAACCCTGCTTTGTTCAGCAACGAACGCAGCGAGTCCTTTCGTAGACAGCCGAATCTTGTTGTCGAGCCTGTCGAGTTCCCTGACTCGGTCGTCAAGGCCCATGCTGCTCGCGGCAACCCTTGCCATCTCCTGCTGAAGCGCTGTAATTCCAGACGTCACGCTGTCTATTTCGGACTGAATCGCGATCCTGGCGCCGCCGCTGGAGATCTGGCCGCGAAACTGCCGTGCGACAGAAATGTCAGACGCTGCATCGCGAGCGCCCTGCGACAACTGCTCCGAACTGCCGCCAGACGCGCCAAGGAACAGTTCCTCCTGCCGCCTCGCTGTGTTGCGAATCTCGACCTGATCAGTGATCTCTGCCTCGATCCTGCGCTGGTCGACTAGCAGCGCGTCAATTCGGCGAAGCCTGTTCTCTGCTTCGCTGTAGTCGTTGTTTCTGTTGAGGTTCGTTGCCCTGGTCAATTCAGCGTTGATCTGCTGGTTAATCTGCAGGAGTTTGTTGGCCTGCCGCTCCGCGTCTGGCGTCCCGAGAGTCCTGGCCTGCGCCGCGAGACCCTGCGTTCGCGGGATCGTTTCTGCGTTGAATCCCTCTCGTGCTAGGTTGATTGCGCGCTCGATTTCTGCCTGTCGCCGGAGCGGATCTCCTGCGGCAAGCCCAGCGACCTGACGATCGAAGTCGCGTTGAATGCTGCGCCTCGCGAGGTCTCGTGGCGCGAAGATCAGCGACTCGGTCTGCTGCCGAAGATCGCGCGTCGTATTGGCTGCATTCAGCGACGCAGCCAACGCATCCACGGCCTGCTTGGCCTCCTTGGCCGACGCGGCACCGCGATTGAACTGCTCGACGACGGCGGCAGCGCCGGAGATCAGACCGTTGAACTGCTGGCTGTTGATCGCCCGCAGTTCGGTCGCCAGCCCAGACAGTCGCTCGCGAAGCAGCGTCACCTGCCTTTCGGCGCCCGGCGAGACGATCTGCTGGATCGCGACAGACTCCATCTCTCGCTGAAACGACATGTTGATGGCATTCTGCCTTCTGGTGAGCGTGTCCAACTCTGCCTGCGCTCGCCCTCTGGCCTCGATGTTTCGCGATGTCGGCCCGCCGCCGGAGCCGCCATTGGCGATTCGCAACTGCGCTCTGGCCACGCGCGCCACGGCTTGCTCAATACGCTGGGCGTTTTCCTCGGCCTGAACAGACAGGTCAGCAAAAACATCGCCGCGAAGCGCCGCCGGGACGTTCTGCGCCTGCCCTCGCAGCGAAATAGTGCGCTGCAGCGACTCGCGCGCCCTGGCCTGAAAGAACGACGCGCCGGTATTGTCGGCGTCGAGCGTCCTCGCCAAACCGCTTACGTCGCGGACAGCCGCCGTAACCCGCGAAAGCGACTGCAGCCTGCGCTGTAGGTTATCGACACGCGCTGCTGCCCTGTCGAACGTCGTTGAACCTGTGTCTATGTCCCGGTAGAAGTTCCTGAAGCCTGCCTGGATCTTCTCCAGTTCCGGGTACAGTTCAGCCTGCAGGGACGACGACAGCCCTTCGATCTGGTTTTTGAGCGCCGTCAGCGGACGCCCGATGTCCTCAAACGCCCGAAACTGGTCGCGCAGGCGGCCGACATTCGGCAGGCCGGCGTCGACGCCGCGGGCCTGGAGTTGCTGGATCTCGCGGAGCGTCCGCTGAAACCGCTGCAACTGGGTCAGCGTGCCGTCCAGCGCCCTGGTGTTGAGGTTGAACTGGATGCCACGGGCTTGGCGCGCAAAATCCTGCAGTTCACGCCGGGACTCGCCAATGCGGCGAGTGAAGTCCTGCGTGTTCGCAGTCAGAACCGCGGAGATTTTGCCGAGCAGGGCCATGCTTCATCCTTGAAGTTTCTGTAGTTCTGCAAACATCTCGTCCGGCGTCTGATGGGGCTTTGCCTGCGACGGAATAAAGATGTTTTCCTCTGGCACCCGCTTGTAGTTCCCACTCGCCGCCATCACCGTCCGACACAGTCGCGCTGTCTGCCACCAGGAGTCAGGCAGCGGCCACCGCTGGTCGTAGGCATACCACTCACTCAACTCCGCGGAGTCGCACTCCGTCAGCAGCCGCTTGACTGTCATGCCTAGGGCCAACGCTAGGCGGAAATAGAACCTCCGCTCTGGTCGGTCAGTGAATCTTTTCCCAGGCTTTCCACAGCCTCCGATGTCAGGGCGTTGTGGCTCCACGCCTTCTCAAACAGTCGGTTGATCACCACGCTCGACTTCTTGCCGAGCAGGTCGAGGTCGGCGTCGGCGAACAGGCGGTCGCCGGAGTCGTCGCACAGCGTCAGGAGGAGGAAGCGGACGCGGAACGACTTCATCTTCTGCTCGGCGTAGGACTCCTCAAACGAGTCCCGCTCCAGGCCAGAGAGCGTCTTGACGTAGACGTCGCCGCCCCACTCGGAAACCTTGATCGCATCGCTCAACCGAACGTCCTTCGCCGCCAGAATCGCAGCCTTACTCAAAGCCATTTGTCAGGTTCCCTCGTAGTCGGTGAGGCGAAAAGTCGCAGACCCGCGCACCAACTCACCGACGCGGGCCTCCGTGTTTGCAGACTCAAGAATTGCGCGCTTCGACACCGACCAAGTCGGCGAGGAGAACGTCAACTGGCCGACGCCGCGGACAATCGCCGCAACGTCGCCAGTGGCCGGCGTGGCCAAGAAGTCCAGCGACACGCTGCCGCCAGACCATCCGCCGGTCGGTACGAGATAGACATGGCCCAGCGGGTCAGTCGGAGACGTCATGTCGACGACCTCCGCGACCGGCGTCTCGACGTTGATGCCGACGACGCTGCCCTGGAAACTGCCAAGCGATCCCGCAAACGTGAAGGTCGCGCCTTGAGCGGACAAGCCCATCGGACCCTCCGGTCGTCAGGCGAGCCGGAAGGTCGCAGAGCCTCGCACGAAGTCGCCGACCGAGCCGCCGAGGGACGCGGACGAGATCGTCGCGTTGCCGCTGAACGACATGGGGCCGGTGATCGACAGGGCGCCAGACACGCCGGCGGTGAGGATCGTCGAGTTGATGTAGTCGATCTGCACCTCTCGGTCGGTCGCGAATCCGCCAACGAAGATGCGGCGGGCGTTCGGGGCCACGCCGAGGTGCGTCGCGTCGAGGAGGTCTTGGGTGTCATTGACCTGGACGGAAGTGACGGTGACGCCAGAGCCACCGAAGGTGAACGTAAGTCCCTGTGCCGAAGTTCCCATTACGCCGCGCCTCCTTGCGCTATTGTGTTAGCCGGTCGCCTCGGACCAGCGAACCTGAAACAGTTGCCTGACTTCGTATGCCGGCGGTAGTTGCGCCCCAACCGCTGTGGGGTCGAGGAAGTCATCCACTTCGGAGACAAGCCTCATATCGTGTATTGTAACCCCGAGTAGTGTGCCTGTGTGGCCATCCAGGGCCAGCCGCACCTCGTCGGCGAGGTCTTTGGCGCCCTCGTAGGTCAGCGCCCAGGAGGCGATCTGCAGCGACACTTCCGGCATGAATAGCGGGGTGTTGCCCAGCGTGCCTTCCCGGCGGACGTTCGCCCGCTTGTAGATCACAAACGGCATCGCGGCGCCCTTCGGCACGGCGATTGGGTAGATCTGGAAGCCGACGAGCCGCGCCACTCCGGGGGCCGAGGCCAACTTCGCGTAAACGTGCTTTTCTGGGAGCAATAGCATCAGAGTGACCCCGCGATGGCTGCGTTGATGGCGTCGATCAGCCCGTTGCGGATGATCGTCTGGGCCTGCGACCGGCGGGCCGAGATGGTGTTCTCCATGAGGTGATACCCGGGCATTGCGCCGTAGGTTTCCCCAGGCTGGAGCGTGAAAACGCCGCCGTCCGGCAGGAAGTCGTGGGTGTACCCCCGGCCGGCGCGGGCTTGGCGCGTCGGCTCCCGCCACGACGACATGAGGAAGTAGTAACCCTTGGACCGGCGGGCGAACTTGTCACTGTCCTCCAGTTTGGCGACCTTCGTCATCTTCATGTTGATCGACTGGTGGACATTGACGTAGGTCTTGCGCGTGCCGCGGCTGGATGGGCTGCGGCGGCCGTTGGACCCGAACTCCACCAACCAACTGTGATTGCCACTTGCCTGTTGTCCTGTGGCCCCCATATTCCCGGTGTGCCGCGGGCCGGCAATGGCCACCGAGACGCCGGGGCGGTACGTCTTGGTCTTGATGGTCGTGCTTTTGGCGAGGTTGCCGGTCGCGTCGTGACGCAGGGCGGCGGCACGGTAGCCGTCCCTGATCGGCCGCGCCGCCCGCTGCAGCACTCGTTCCAGCGCGTCGCCTGCGGCCAAGGCTCCGGCGACGTTCTGTAGGGTGTCCAGGACAGGGCGAACGCCTTCGACGCCGATGCGAATGAATGCCTGCGCGCGTCCGAAATTGTCGATGGCCATCACTGCACCTCTCGGGCGAGGATTTCCAGGGCCGTGCGATTGTCTCGCTCGACGACGCTGGCGATTTCCATGGTCCGCCCGCGCCACAGGATCCGCTGTGTGTGCGTGACGTCGGCCCGGTAGCGGATCCGGATGCGGTGCGTGGCCACGAGATTGGCCTGCTGGGCCTGCAAAATGTCCCGCGTCGATAGGCCGTCGACGCTGGCCCACACCGTCGCCAGCGTGGCCCAGGTCAAAGTCGTCTCGCCAACCGAGGTGCGAACCTCTGTCGGAGACTGGATCGTGACCCGCTCCCTCATGCGGCCGATGATCATGTAACCGTGCCTTCGCCGATGAAGATGACGTCGTAGGTACAGGAGCCGGAGGCGGCGGCGAAGCGAGCGATAGAGGCATTGACGCCTGAAGATACGGTAAAGCCGCCGTCGCTTGGCCCCGCAACGAGATAGCACCCGCCAGGAGGGATCTCGATGAACACGTTGATTGGTAGCCCGCTAAACGCCGTCAATCCAGACACGCCGCCGATCCGAAGGCTCTGCGTGCTGCTCGTGTTCCTCACATAGACCAGTTTGATCTGCGTGAAGGCCACGACGACGGCGGCTCCGTCGCGGGTGTCCGAGAGAGCCGAGAGCGATAGGTCGTCGTTCGCCGTCGTCGCCGTCCGCGAGTCACTCCACACCACCTGCGCCTGATTGGCCCCGGTGCCGTCAGTGATCGACAGGGCGTAGTTGGCCGGCGTGGCCCGCAGCGTCCGCGACAGGTCGCCGATCGACGTCTCGTGGGCAAGGATGGAGAGGGCGATTTGAGCATTGAGCGCCATTGGTCAGGTTCCCATAACGTAGATTTCGTAGTTCTGCCCACTCGTGCCGCCGACGCGGAGGATGCTGCCGCCGGACGTCGTGCCGAACCCAGCGGAGTTCGGGCTGCACAGCATGAACGCCCCGCCCTCGCGGATCGGGTAGCCACGCAGGGTCAGCGAGCCGAGGTTCACCATCGGCGAGAAGTTCCAGGCCGACGCGTCCTGCCGGAAGACGCTGAACTGGCTCCCCGTCCAGCCGGCCGACAGGGCAATCTGGTTTGTCGTCGACAGGTTCTTGAGGCACAGGAGTTTCACCGTGCCGATGCCGATGGCCGAGAAATCGACCTCGTCGTAGCCAGACGCAAACGTGCGTCGGTCGCTCCAGACCGTCGTGCAGTCGCCGACGTCGAAGAAGAACGTCAGCGGGTGGTCGGTGATCGAGGACGTCAAGCCACTTGTCGTGGCCGACCGTGCCGACACGGTGGCTGTGACCTGCGCCT